GATTATAACATCAGGGTTATGGACCTTTGGTATATTAAACACGGCCACTCCATCGTAATAGAAACAAGGTAATCTGCTTTTCTTCTCTAAATGTAAATTCATTATAGGCTGTTCTTCTACCGCATCCTGTATCACTACACCAAAGCCCAATACTATCAAATAAATCTGGCCTTAATCCATAATGTAGAAAGTCTTCTTGTTGTCTATATTGTGCCAACAATACCAGTTTCTTTCCAGGCTTACGAACCCATTCGAACTCTGGTAGGATGGCTTCGGTCATTTTAGGTAATCAGAATACTTGAGGTTAAACCAAGTTGCATATTTTTCATTGTAAAAGGTAAAGGTAGTAAACCTATGATAATTGTCTGTGCCAAATGTTTCAAACTTTTCAGGAGTATAGGCAAAATCAAAATCAATACCTTGTTCGCAGCCCATATTCCTTAATTGGTTAACTATAGACATTATTTCGAGTGGTATTAGATGTTTTATAATGACTTCTACTGCCATTTAAGTTTAAACCAATTGGCCTCCTTGTCTGATTTAAGATATATTTTATGACTATCAAATTCTGTGTGCCAACACCAACGGTTATTTGTCGGGTCTTCGAATCCTTGTAGTGACATAAAGAATGACAATTCACAACTAGATCCCCATGTCTGCCAACACCAATCACGTGCTTCAATCAACATCTTTTGATAATATCGATGCTTATTGGATAGTCCTAATATATCATATTTTGTCATTTTAGGAGAGGCCACGTATTCAAAGTATTGGAAGCCATTCATTCTACGGTCGGTACGTCTAACCTCCCAAATTAAATTAGTGATCACCTTTAGCTCCTTTGTTATACATTTCTAAAAAGAAAGGAAACGTAATAAACACTTTTGTATTTCTTTTTTGATCTAAGTTTGAAAAATAGTTATAAAATATTGCTGCTTGGGAGTAATTTATTTCTTTATCTTTTATTGCAGTTTTAATTTTTTCTAAACCATCTTTAAATTTTATATAAGATTTGATTCGTTGTTTTTCAGCTTCTATATCATCTAGTATGATCTCATTTAATACCAAAATAGATGATTCTATGAATGGTACGAAATCTTTGTATGCTAGAAGCGGGCTTTGCGCTAAAGGATAGCTAACCATATTATAATGTAATTTAATAAATTTATAATTCTTACAGATTTGATGGAAAAAATTTAAGTAATTAGATAAAGTTGGTAAACTTAAAAGACTTATAACAGGTTGAAATGCGACATTAAGATTAGAATTCGATATAACCCTATGTATATTATGTTTCCAGGTTTCAAATTTTACACCATACCTAATATATTCTAATTCATTTCCCAGAGCTTCTCCACTTATTTGTAATTTTATTTTAAAATATTTTTTTAATTTTACCGTATAATCTAAAAATTTTTGAAGTAGACTTGGAGGAGTATTAAGATTAGAAACAATATAAATTTCAACTAAATCTGCCTCAGATCTTAGACCATTATTGGAATGTATATTAATTAATTTGTCAAAACATTCGTATAGTTCTTCTTGTATTAAAGGCTCTCCTCCAATAAATCCAACTCTCCGAACAGTTTTTATTGCAGTTGTAGAGTACCAATTCCAAAAACTTTCCTCAATTTCTTTTGATTTTACTTTAGGGTGAAATGTCTTAATCTCGCCAAATTTTCTTTTCTCTGTTTCCCATTGGCTACTATATTCTTCATTACAGTATGTGCATTTTGCATCACAGGTATTGTTAAGAAATATCTCCAGTGCGTTTGTATAATTAGAATATTCTATATTTGGAATATCTTTGAATTCTTCCCATTCTGTATTCCAAGACAGGTTAGTAATATTCCGTCTCATAAAATAATGCATTTCTTCTACATTTCTAGCACTTTTGAAGCCTTTATCTTCTAATTTCCAACATACTTCACAATCGGTATGCTTGATGCCCTCTAATAATGATCGTCTACGTTCAATTAAATTTGGATGATTAGACCAAAAATTATCTCCTAATGATCTTAATAGGTCGATGTTAATCTTTATTTTAGGAGTTTTACTGCAATAACTAAAACTATTATGATATGGATAATAAATCGGAATATCCCAGGGTCTGCTACAAAGAGTTTGCTTAGACATATTCTATATCTGCGGCTATAATAAACCTATATTGTTTACTTTGGCTTATTCCGGGTCTATGCCATAGATTACTAGGATAGATATGCCAGCTAAAGGGCGATGGCTTTATAAAATAGCGAGAATCTTTATGTTCTTCTAAAGGTCCCTCAGGGGCCATTTCTGTACCACAGGTATTAATATCTAAGACATCATTTGGAATATGGAGATAAAATATACCACTCATCATTTTGTTACCAGGTGTTTTAGGATGCCAATGATCGTGCCAAAGCCTGTCTCTGTTGCCTGCTGTTTCTGTGTTAGTCATATAACTCCAGGCCATCATATTGTTTACCTTTACTTCACGTCCGACATACATAAACACGCTGAATAAAAATGATAATCTATATTTTAGCCAAATGGGTTCGGGCCGGCCAAATATGTTTTCTTTAGTTTGGTACTTAGGACTGTTTCTAAACCAGTTATCCTCTTTAAAGATAATATGATCTACTAGATTACATACCTGTTGATTATCGTCTTCAGTAATAATACTGCTATAGTTAAAAACTTTTACTAAATCATTTTGATCAATTACTTTTAGGTCCGACATTTTTTAACAACCACCAGGTCATTTCCTTTTCACTTATTATACAACAGTCTTCTGGATATTTATTGACTTCTTCACTCATATATCTTATAGTCTTAATTCTTTCAACCCTGACCATAATTTTAGCTACTTTTTTAACTCTACCAATATAAAGACTATTAGATTGACAGAATGCCACAAATTGTCCGGCCTTTAACTCTCTGCCTAACAAATCTAATTTTACATTAGGCTGCTCTAACATGTTTACAATCTTTACGATATTCAAAGCCAGGGCAGGTACAAGTCCATTTACCATTAGTTTTGGTTAGTTCATACACAGCACCCTTACTGCCTTCTACCTTACGGCGTTCAGTTACGCCAAAAAATTCATCTAAAATAAACAATTTTTGTGGTTCGCTATTCACTATCATCGTCCTATCAATTACACGAACAGGAAAATCTTTAAGTCCTGTAGTTAAGCAGAGATACTGCTTACTGTCAACGTGTTTGAGCGTAGTCTCTACTCCTTCATAGTAGTTAAATTCTTCAATTGGATAAAAGTATAAATTACGTTGTTTATATCTTGGGTTATAAACTTTGATCTGCATTACCAATACTCCCCACGCTCACGGCGCTTTTTAGCTTCGTTTTCAAAATTAGGCAAACGCTGGAATTTTTCTCCACGGCATACCTGAGGATCATAGTGAGTTGTGCCTGGACATAATGGTTGATAATTGTCCAAAAACTGTCCTACTGAACCGCATCCAGCCAAACAGCTGATTACGACTAAACTAGCAAGCTTCATAAATTATCCTAGAAGTAGTTGACAACATCATAATTATACTGTATACTTGTTTCATTGTCAAGCTCAAACCAATTAAATATGCTTACGAGAATAAAAGAAATGGCTAAGTCTGTCCAAAAATACGCAGATCTAAAGCAAACTAAACAATTGGCTAATGATCTGTTAGCCCAAATAACACAGGGTAAATTTACTCCGCATAATGCCAAAGGCGTAAAACCTGTTCCTCATATTAGAGCACAAAAGATCAGCTTAGACGAACTTAAAACAGCAATTACAAATTTGGGCGGAACTTTTAGTGGCCCGGATAGCAACCAGGTCAAACTAAGTGGCAAATATCCTGTACATAGCGTTGACATAGACGGAACAAAATATAGTATAGTAATTGGTAGTGTAGGTAAAGGTAAGGACTCTGGTGCGATTGGTATTAATAGAAAAGAGTTGGCACCAACTGGACTGGGACTTGGTGGTAACCTTTATACAAGAGATGAATTGATAGAAGCTACTAGATCAGCACTGGAGGTAAGAATCCGTGATAGTTTATTGAGAGATAGTCTATTAGAATTACTAGAAATTGCAGCTAATAGAGGCAAAGGAACTTTATCATCTGAACATCAGGATAGGCTAGATTCGATTTTAGGAACAGTGAGCCAAGACTTTGGTGAAATACTTACTCCTATTATAATAATGGACGACGATGATACAGCAGAATTACCAGCAGGAAATAATCCAATCGTTGATGTCAAATTAAAAAATATGAATCTCAGTGTAAAGGCCCTCACAGGATCTGGAACCAGCTTTCGTACTGTAAAGGATTTAATGGACAAATATGAAGCTAGCATAGTCAACGATAAAACAAAAATGGGCAAGTATGCTGTGCTAAAACAATTTCACCCTAGTTCCAAAGGATCTAATAAGGACAAAATTATTGCAGCCAGTATGACAGCAGGAATTCCTGAATATAAAATGCTTTGCTCAATCTTTAAGACTCAAAGCATTCCAAACTTTGATTCAATGTTAGGGTTGACTACAAAGTTAACTAAAAAAGCAGATTATGCTAATTTTTTAAAAACGGTTTATCCAGCGATGACAGCGGGTAATTGGGGAATACCTGTTGGGTTACCTGCGGATGGCAGTTACCATATGGGCCTAAAGGCAGATGCTCCAAAGAGAGCATATACAGCAGGTAAGGCAAGCTACGATGCTAATCCTTCATTAGCAGCAGCAGACATATTAACTTATGTGCTTGGAGTTGGTTTGCTGAATCGTATACGCAGAGGAAAAGACAGCGCGGATTATAGTAAAATGATGACAGACATAGTGAGCAAAGCTAATGCAGTGTTGGGTCATATTACTATTAATAGAGATGGCAGTATGAAGGTGTTAACCAAACCGTTTAGTGACATTAAGTTTGAGTTTCAATATCACGCACCAAGTCATATGCCAGGAAATAATTTACCAGGGTTTATAGGAATTTTAGATTAAGGCAATTATAATACTTGAAAAGGCACATCAATGAATATTACAACTATCCAAGGAGACTGTATAGAAGTCTCTGATCAAATCAAAAACAACAGTATAGATTTACTATTAACAGATCCACCTTATAACATCAGCTCAGACGGTGCTAAACCTATTTGGATTGATAAAGATACAGGAGAAAATAAAAACAGTATACATAGCCAACGGTTTAGTGAATCGTTTGAGCAGGATTGGGACGATGTTGGGCACGAAGAGTTTATAGCTCAAATGACTGAATGGAGTACACTATGGTATACCAAGCTTCGTAAAGGTGGAGCTTTTGCTGTTTTTATTAGCGACCAATATGTTAGCTATCTATGGAAAATAATGGAGCAAACTGGTTTCGAACCCAAGCGTATATGGACTTGGAAAAAGCCAGCAGCAGTTCCATTTAATCGCAGTGTAAACCCAGTTAGCGCCTGTGAATATATTTTATGGGGAATCAAGCCTGGAGGTAAACGCACATTTAACTCAAATGCTGCTAAAGATACTATTGTGGAACGTTATAGTGCCGCAGATAAAATTAGCAGTATTATCTATAAGCTAGCCAAAGAACCAGGTGCATTGAGCAATCTTAATCAGCTATTTGATCAGGCTCGTAAAGAAGCAGATAAGATGCTATCAAATAGAAAAACTGTTGATGGATTGATTGAATGTGTTATTCCAAACACTATTGTTTACAGTGGTGGATTAGGTAAAGGCAAGATACATCCTACTGAAAAGCCTATAGAATTATTAGAATACTTTGTGTCCTTATTATCAAAGCCAGGAGATACAGTGTTAGATACTTTCGCTGGTAGTGGTAGCACAGGAGCAGCCTGTTATAATTTAGAAAGAAATTGCACATTGATCGAACGTGATACAAAGATGTATGACAAAATGAAACAGCGCATAAATTTACTCACAAGTTTAGAGTCTACAGGATTGTTCCAGTAAATATTGAATGAAGGTTTTAGTTACTGGGTCAGAAGGGTTTATCGGTAAAAATATGACGGCCTTTTTAGGTCGTCAGTTAGAGTGGCGTGTAGATGGGTACGATTGGGATCCTAAGCATTGGCCAGATGTAAAACAATATGATTGGGTTGTACACCTTGGAGCAGTTGCAGATGTAAGCGAAACTGACGTAGAAAAGTGTATGATTCAAAATTATGACTTCAGTTGTTATTTGTTTAACGAATGTAACAGATTAGGTGTAAACCTGCAATATGCAAGCTCTAGCACTGTATACGGGGAAACAAATAATTTTGAGGAGTCGGCACCGTGTCACCCGCAAACACCTTATGCTTGGAGCAAATACTTATTCGATCGCTGGGTTTTTGAACGAGAACATAATATATTTGTACAAGGATTTAGATACTTCAATGTCTACGGTAAATGGATGCACCTACGTGGATCCAGAGCTAACGTCATCCATAAGTGGAGAGAGCAGGCTCGAAAGCAAGGATATATTGAAGTTTGGGAAAATGCAGAACACATTTATAGAGACTGGACTTGGGTAGGAGATATATGTCAGCTGCACTTAGACTTTATAAAGACAGTAAAAGGGAGTGGCATCTGGAATGTAGGGGCAGGATTACCCCATAGTTTTTTACATATTGCAGAAACAATTGCAGAACAAGAAGGCGTAAGCATAGTTTTTGTTCCTGTACCCTACGAAGAAATGACAAGATTTCGTACTAAAACCTGTGCAGATCTTAGACATCTTAAACAAACTATAGGCGGACGTAAGTGGCTGAATGTATATGAATGGCTAGACTTAGAAGTCTAAACCATAAATACTAAATGCTGATACAAGAATTTATTACAGACGAAGAACTTGCTGACCTAGATGAAAAAGCAAGCCGTGCCTTATGCTTGAGCACTAAATCGAACAAAGATTTAGGAGCCAGCAACTTAGCCAGTTGTAAAAGCCAAGGACTTAGAGCTAGAGAAGGGCAAAAAAGCCATTTAGTTGGGCACGGAAACAGCTCCACTAGAATAACAGTAGGCGGTAAAAAAATAAAAGGTAAAAAGTACGGAGGTCCGTTACCAGATTACGGTACCAGAAAAGGCCAATTATAATTTCTGTACTATTAAATACCCCATATGAATTTAACTGGACAGTTATTAATAGCACCACCCAATGTACGAGGAACTTTCTGGCAAAAATCAGTTATCTTTATAACTGAACATCACGTTAGGGGAAGTATGGGAATACTTCTCAATCGTAATAGTAAAAATACTATTATTGATTTTAGCCGACAGGTTGGGTTTGAATGCGAGATACCAGGATATCTTTATGTTGGTGGACCAGTAAATCTTAAAGCACTTACTATTCTTCATAGTTCAGATTGGCGTTGTAATAACACTCTTGAAATTGATAACAATTTTGGATTAAGCAGCCAACCTGATTTATTACAAAGATTAGCTATGGGAGATAGGCCAAAATATTGGCGAATGTTCTTAGGATTGTGTGCTTGGAGTCCTGATCAGTTAGAGCAAGAAGTAAAAGGGCGACATCCTTATAGTCACGATAGTAGTTGGTTAACTGCAACATCAAACTATCATAATGTGTTTGAATTAGATAGCGTTGAGCAATGGACTCACGGCATTGAATGTAGTGGTTCGGAATTTGTCCAAAAACTACTTGATTAAATATAAAAATGGTGTTAAAATATAATCTGTTTTAACCCATAAAGAATTAGAAATGAGCGATACTCTAGTATTAAACGCTGATGGAGCGCCTATGACTTATCTTCCATTAAGCGTAATAGATTGGCAAGAGGCAATTAGATATATGGTGCTTGAAAAAGTACACGTATTGAATTGGCACGACAATTGGATTGTACATAGTCATCGTTGGAGCACTCCTGTACCTGCTGTAATTATGCTGAAAGAGTTTATGAAACCAAAACAAACTGTAAGATTCAGTAGAGGAAATGTTTATCTGAGAGACCTATATCGTTGTTCATATTGCTCACATATACTACAGAAGAAAGACTGCACGTTAGATCACGTCTTACCTATCAGCAAAGGCGGCAAAACTACTTTCGAAAATACCGTAACAAGTTGTGGACCTTGTAATGCAGCCAAGGGTAACAACCATCGTGTTCGTCCAAAAATTAAGCCTTACCGCCCTAGTTATTTTGAATTAGTAAATAAAAGAAAGCAGTTTCCTTTTATAGTAAGGCACGAAAGTTGGAGAGAATTTCTGAGCTAAAGATCCAATGGAGTTTAGCTAACCAATGTAATTTACGATGTGGATATTGTCACCCTGAATTATATAAGGGTGACAATCCTTTTCCGGAACTAGAAAAACTAACCAAAGCTTTCGATAACTTAAACATCTTAAGTGAATCTTACGACAGTATTATTTTAGAAATAACAGGCGGTGAGCCAACTTATAGCCAAAATCTACAGCTAATTATAGCTAGAAATTCGAACCCTAAAATAAAATATCAGCTTGTATCTAACGGATATGCTGATATATCTTGGTGGGCAACAATTAAAAGCAAGCTTAGTCAAATACAGCTAACATACCATAATGGCACTGACTTTGATCATTTTTTTGATGTAGTACAAGAACTTAAAAATCTTAATCCTACAATTTTACTTCCAATAAGCCCAGATAACTGGAATAAACAAATTACAGTTTATGAAACATTAAAGCCTTATAATTTTGATTTACAATTACAATTTCTATATAGTAATTTTACCAGAGGAAATAATCAATACTTAAACTATACTAAGGAACAATGGGACTATTATTATTTTACTAGAGGAATTGTTGGACAAGAAGAAGTTGTCAAAACTATAGAGTTCAAGCGCCAACATAACTTAAATAATTTCTACGGACATATGTGTTGGGCAGGATCGGAACAAATTGTAATAAATCAGTTAGGTGATGTTTATAGAGGTTGGTGTTTCGGCACTAGATTTGGAAACATTTATTCAGATCGTATTCAAGTCTTTAATGGTCCAATTGCCTGCCCAAAACTTCAATGCACTAATGGATTTGATCTACAAGCTCGCAAAAGTGAAGGTAGCTGGGGAATGGCATGAAACGTTATTTTTGGTTATGTTTAGGATTCGTTAGTTTAGGAATGGCCTACATAGGAGTGATTACTCCTGGACTTCCATATAGTCCTTTTGTGGTATTCGCTGCTTACTGTTTTGCTAAGTCTAGTCCAAAGATGCACGCCTGGATTATGAATCATCGTATATTCGGACCTTTCATCACTAACTGGAATCAAAAGCGTGTATTTCCATTAAAACTAAAATTCTTTATGCTAGCCAGTATGAGCGTTAGTCTAATCTTAATGTATAGTGGCGGTGTAGCCGTGCGTGGTATAGCATATACAGCAGTGTTTATGGCCTTAGTGGCGATATGGGCGTGGCGTTTTCCTAGCACAGTAGAAGAATACGATCTACGCATAGAACAAGGTCGTAAAATAGGCTGGTTCAATAACAGTTTTTGAGTAAATAGTAGTAGTTTAATGGAGCGATAAATGAAACGACTACTAGTATTACTGGCCCTACTTCCCTTGTTGGCCTGGGCACAAAAGCAGCCACAAGGCGTGCTATATGATGCAAAAATTGTAAGAGTAAATGACGGTGATACTGTGGTCATAGCAGCACCATATTTGCCAGCACCACTTAAGCCTGAGCTAGCAGTTAGGATCTATGGTGTGGATACTCCTGAAAAAGGATTCCGTGCTCAATGCCCCTCAGAAGATCAGCGAGGACAGGCAGCATCGGCCTTTACTAAGAACGCTGTGACTACTACACAGAAGCATCAAGTTGTGCTTTATGGATGGGATAAGTTTGGTGGTCGTGTGCTAGGCGATATCATCCTTAATGGTGTTAGTCTTAGAGCAGAATTGATCAAGAATGGCTTTGCCCGCGAATACTTTGGCGAAGCGAAGCAGAGTTGGTGTAATTAATGAGATCCTTGGTCTTTGTTCTTGCAATAAGTCTCGCAGGATGCAGCACTATCAAGGACTATATTCCTAGTTTTTGGGATGCTAATCAAGCACAGCGTATCACTGATGTAAGAATGGAAGTGGCCTACTTAGACTGTAAGCAGCCACACCATCCACAGGCACAGAGAATACTGCGTAATGTAGAATGGTTTGAATTATACAGTCAGGGCAGAGATCACAGAGATATGCTGAAATTGATCAAGCCTATCAAAGACACTGTGCAGGAGTTTCATGATAGAACACGAGAAAAAGATGCCAGTGAAGTATATTGTAAATTAAAACGAGAACTACTACAAACACAAACAGAGCGAGCAGCACGAGCAGTCTTAGGGAGATTCTAAATGCAGGAATTATATAACATTGCCAATTGTAATAAGCCTTGGGCTGCACAACGAGCGCAGTATGCTATCCAACTACACGATGCTCTACAGTCAGGACAGGTCAGTGCTGATGAATATAAAGCACTATTAGAGGATCTAGTTCGCACTGATAAACTAGACAGTGAAGCAGACGACATTGAACTAAAGACTATGCTAGTTCAAAGTGTTTGGCTATTGTCTAAGGTTGTGTAAAACAATCTGATAGTGCATTAACCAAGTCCTCTATCATACCTTCATCGTGTAAGGGAGTTGGAGCAAATCTTAATCTTTCTGTGCCCACATCAACTGTGGGGTAGTTTATAGGCTGCACATAAATGCCGTGTTCATTTAGCAGATAATCACTCATAACTTTACATCGTTTAGCCTCGCCCACAAGCACTGGCACAATATGAGTAGTGCTACACTGCATCAAAGGTAGTTGGTGTTCTATTAGTTTATCTTTTAGTTGCTGTGCTCTAAGTTGATGTCGTTGTCTAAGTTCGTTATGATCTTTTAGATATTTTACAGCAGCCAAGGCCCCTGCACAGGTTACCGGGCTCATTGATGTAGTAAAGATAAATCCTGCTGCCACTGATCTTATAGCATCAATTACTACAGCATCGCCAGCAATGTAGCCACCCTGCACCCCAAACGCTTTTCCCAAGGTTCCATTAACTATGTCAATGCGATCTTGTAGACCGAGTTCTTCTAATTTTCCTGCCCCGTGATAGCCATATAGCCCCACAGCGTGAACTTCGTCTAAGTAGGTCATTGCTTCATAACGATCAGCCAGTTGAACTACTTCCTTAATATGACCCACATCACCGTCCATACTATAAACTGATTCAAATACTATACAAGGTGTATGTCCTGCTTCTCTACTGGCCTTAAGCATCTGCTCCAGCATTTCCATATCATTATGCCGGAATATACTTTTAGCAGCACGACTATGATTGATGCCAACAATGAGACTGTTATGGTTATTGCTGTCAGAAATAAATTCAATATTAGGCACAATTTTGCTTAGGGCAATCAATGTCCATTCATTGGCCACGTAGGCACTGCTGAATAGCAGCGCCTTGGCCTTACTGTGTAGTGTGGCTAATTCGTATTCTAGTGCAACGTGGTAGTGGCTAGTGCCGCCTATATTTCTAGTTCCTCCCGATCCTGTGCCTGTGTGGTCCAGGGCGGTGTGCATTGCGTCTATGACGACCTTGTGCTGACCCATACCGAGATAGTCGTTAGAGCACCAGTTAACGATGTTTTTAATAGCATAAGGACCATACCATATTGCTCTAGGGAATCGGCCGTTTTCCCTTACTATATCGTTGAACACTCTGTATTTGCCTGTGTCTTTTAATGATTTTATTAAATCGCTGAATGGCTGTTTGTTTATCATAACGATATTTAACACTAAATATAGCATATTGGAAAAATTATGCAGATCGCCGAAATTATTAGAGCATTTTTAGATACACTGGATCAAATTGACCCTGAGCAATGCGTGCCAGATGACCAGCCCATTGGCTATACCGATGCTGATATTCCTCGTCTTAAACAGATTGCTGGGCTTATTCCTAACGATGAAATGAGTGTATTGGCCAACGAACCTAATCCACAATATGCAGATGTAGATGCTGTCATCGCAAGTGGCGATGATGTGCATAAGAGCAAACATCCAGCAGACATTAGAACCAATGCTCCCAGTATGTATCCTGGAGCACAATGGAGAGCGTAATACCTAAAATAATTCTAAATATACTAATTGGTAATTAAAAAAATGATTGATGATTTAAGCTGGAGAGAACGATATAAAAATATATGGTGTGTTGCACCTTTTAGTTCTATGTTTATTAAAGAATGGAATGGAAAATCTACAATTTTACCTTGTTGTGTTATGGATACTGAAACCAATTTTATCCAATTAGATCAAACAAAAACTTTTAAGAACAACTTCGATAATTTTTCCTATTTGCGAGAGGAATTTGTAGAAGCAGAACTCAGGTTAGAAAAATATACAAAATGCGGCAGTTGCGTTATGAACTTAGAAAATAGTCAACGTTTTAGTCATAATGCCGAAGCCAACTTTAATAAACATATTGATTATATTAAGAATCCTACTTTGACTTATCTACATATAAATTTTAGTAACAGATGTAATCTAGCCTGTAGAATGTGCGGTGTTAACTCATCTAGTATGTTAGGCAGAGAATCTATCCCGCATCTTTTTGATAAACCTACTGCTTTTTTTGAAAAAATTTATCTAGATACACAAAGTATGTTTTATAAGTCTATTTTAGAGAATCTAGAAAATATTAGATATTTGCATTTTAGCGGCGGTGAACCTTTTCTACAACCAGGGATGTGGGATATACTAGAGCATTTAGAAAAAATTAATCGATTTGATGTTACTCTACAATATAATACTAATGGAACTGTGAAATTAAATAAAAGACAAAAAGAATTATTATTAAAATTTAAAGAAATACAATTCCACATTAGTATGGATGGAATAAAAGAATTAGCCGAATATATTAGAACTGGGTTAAATTGGAATTCATGGCTAAGAAATTTTAAAGATTTGAAATCTATATTTAATCCAGAAATTATAGTAACAGTCAGTGTTTATAATTTAAATAATCTTGATCAAATCTTTAATTTTTTTAAATTTGAAGAACAGGTTAAATGTACTTTAAATTACGTGTATACTCCGTTATATCTTTGTATTAATCAAATTTCACCTACAGCTAAAGATTATATTAGGAAAAAGTATGAAGACAAAAAAGATTTTCAAAATGTAATTAAATTTATGGATTCGAAACATAATGATAATTTTTTGTCTATTCCAGTTAAAATTAATCAAAGAGACGAGGATGTAATAAATCGAAAATTGTATAAAAACTTCAAACCATTTTCCCAGATAGATAGTAAATGGATGAATTTATTAGAGGAAAATTAAGATGGCAGCAAATGGTATTTCAACATTGGCCAATAAAAAACTAAGACAAGAAGCAAAATTAGCATTGGCCGGGCAGGATAGAGCAGATCGTAATCTAGTAGAAGCTGGTAGATACAGTGATACTACAGCAGACATAAGTCAATTGCCTACCAAATACAAAGCAGATAATACGCTAGAAAACAATGCTAACACAGGCGGATTATTAGCAGGAAGGCCTTGGGCTTGAGTCGTTTAGAAAATAATAGCACTAGTTATAGTCACCCACAAGAAAGCCACCTTTATAGCGTTCACTACGCAATGGAGTATGATGCCAGTGGACAACCGGTGCTTAGAGTTAATAACATCGGTGGCACAGGATTTAATACGCTAGGTAATATCAGCGCCAGTTCCGACGCATTTGGAAGACTGAGAATTAGCAATCCAGTTACATTGTTTGACAGTGCTCATCGTTACAAAGATAATGGAAAATTTAGCACAGTGACAGCAGGCGCAGGCACTACCAGTTATAATACCTATCAAAGTAGTATATTGATGACAGTGGGCACGGCCAGCGGCGACAAAGTTTATAGAGAAACATATAGAGTATTTGCCTATCAACCTGGTAAAAGTTTGTTAATCTTAGTAACATTTGTAATGGCTCCAGCAAAAGCCAATCTTAGACAGCGTGTAGGATATTTTAAATCTACTAACGGTGTATATTTTGAGCAGGATAATACATCACGTTACCTAGTAATAAGAAAGAACACTTCCGGCAGTGTAGATGATACCAGTGAAAGGATCGCTCAGTCTAACTGGAACGTAGATAAGTTAGACGGCACAGGCATCAGTGGTATTACGCTAGATACTACCAAAGCACAGATATTTTGGACAGACATAGAGTGGCTAGGAGTAGGTAGTGTTCGCTGTGGGTTTGTTATAAACGGACAGTTTATTGTATGTCACGTATTTCATCACGCTAATATATTAAGCACTGTATATATGAGAACTGCTACCCTGCCCATACGATACGAAATAGAGAATACCGCAGCAACTTCATCATCTAGCACAATGCTACAGATCTGTGCCAGTGCTATGAGTGAAGGTGGATATGAAGCAAGAACTAAACAGTGGCGTGCTACTAGAACCACAGCCATAGCATCAACCTCAGTGGCTTCAGGGTGGGCTCCTGTGGTCAGCATTAGACTAGCTTCGGGTAGAGAGGATGCTGTAATATTACCAGGCGCTGTTCATATAGCCGGTGACGGTAATAACAGCCTATATGAATATGCTATTATAAGAAATGCCACCATCACTGGTGGTTCCTGGGTAGCACATACTGATAGTGGCGGCAATGTAGAATACAATGTGTCTGCTACCAGTATGACAGGAGGCACAACAGAAGACAGTGGCTTCTTTGCCAGCAGTAATCAAAGTAATAACCTAAGAACTCAAGAAATAGACTATAACTGGGAACAACAATTAGGTAGAGATCAAACTCCCACTAGTGATACTATTACTCTAGCAACAAGGCATCTTGTAACTGGTGGGGTAGTCTATGGAAGTTTGAATTGGCACGACTTAGTTTAACTAAATACACATATGCGAGCCCGTGATTTTTTAACAGAAGATAAAACTGTAACTATAAACATTCCTATCAATATCACCATACCCAGTGGAGGTGGTGACCCACAGGTATCGACTACAGCCATAGACCCTAAAGAAGCTGTTTATAATAAGGGTGAACTCCCTGAAGATCCTGTATGGGTGTTTCCAGGACAACAATTGCTGGAACTAGAAAAGCATAAATCAGGCAAGCGCAGTACTGTGCTCAATCAAATCCTGGATAACAATGGTGCTGACAGCGAACACGGCCCACAAGACGGATTCGGCGACGAAGCAGGCAATCCAGCACACATCAACGAAGATAAAACTGTCTATGATTTGAGCAGTGACTTTGACGAATTAACCAAAGTTTACGAATCAGCCCAACAAAAATAGTCTGATAAATACTGGTAAGGAGCGGATTGATGTCCTTTACCCAAGATTTCTTTACCAGTAGACGCAATTATGGCGATGGTGCCACTAGGATAGAACGGCCTGGTGTGCTATGGTATCATAGTGATGATAACACAATTAGAGTAGGCGACGGTGTAACACCTGGTGGTATCATACTTACTGGTGGTGGCACTCTTCCATTACCCAATGATGTTAATATAACTGGTAACCTTAGTGTAGCAGGAAATACACAGTTAACAGGTAATCTTGTTGTCAACGGCAACACTAATCTTAATGGAAATGTAGGATTAGGCAATAATAGTGGTGATACTATTAACATTTTTGGACAACTAGAAGGAGATTTGATACCTAGTCAGACAGGTGTATTTGATATAGGAAAACCTGACAAACAATGGCGGAATTTGAATGTTACTCAGTTTTATAATGGTAACATCTTAATAGACGATAATCGAATACAAACAACCAATAGTAACAGTAATTTAGAATTAAGGGTTAATGGAAGTGGAGTTATTGATGTTGGGGCTACTAGAATTAGTAACCTGGCAACTCCGATTGATGCCAAAGACGCAGTTACGAAAGAATACTTAGCTAATATTATAGCAGGACCTATGGAGGTCCAGAATGTTTTATATGTTAGTATGAGTGGAAGCGATACATTAGACGGTAAAACTTTAAGCACAACGAAACGTACAATTAAAGGAGCAGTTGCAATAGCAACATATGGAACCTGTATATTTGTAAAGAGTGGAGATTATACAGAGCTTAACCCTATCACTGTGCCAGAAGGTGTCAGTATAGTAGGAGACAATCTTCGTAGCGTAACAGTAAGACCATATAATAAAAAACAGGATTTATTTTGGGTTAAGAATGGTGTTTACTTAGCACATATGACATTTAAGGATCATGAATCTCCAGCGGCAGCGGTTGCATTTCCTCCAGATGGCAGTGCTGGAGCTATACATACAAGCCCATATGTTCAAAATTGTACTAGTATGACAACCACTGGAACTGGGTTAAGAATTGACGGCAATCACGTTGAAGGATTGAAGAGCTTTGTAGTAGATGCATATACACAATATAATCAAGGTGGAATCGGTGTACACCATCTTAATATGGGTAACAGTCAACTTGTATCTGTTTTTACTATATGTTGTGACATTGCTATCTTGGCTGAATCTGGAGGATTTTGTAGTCTCGCTAATAGTAATAGCAGTTTTGGAAACGTTGGATTAAAAGCAGATGGAGTTAGTAAAGTGCTCTATACAGGAAAGACTAATGGAGCTCAAATTACTAATAGAACAATATTAATCGATAATCTTTATAAATTGCCAAATATAGGAGATGCAGTAAAATTTGCTGGGGATCCTGCTTACTATACTGTGATTTCTACTAATGGTTTACACCCCCTATCAGATGGCACAAGTGAGATCATAGGACCTAATTATAGTAATCAAGCTGGTGACAGGAAAAATACTAGAAATAGAGTATTGGACATTAAACAAAAAATTCAGATAGATACAATAGATTTTATAAACGAAACCTTTGTTAACCTAAGCTATGATCAATTTAAATGTACTAGAGACGTTGGTTTAATAATTGATGCTGTAGTAGATGATATGATGTTTGGTACAAACTATAAAAGTGTTTTAGCCGGGTCAAGTTATCAAAGAGTAAGTGCCAGTAAGGTTGCGAACCAACAATTAGCAGAAACTATTTCAGCTGTCAACTTTGTAAAAAATTCTGTGCTACAAGAGATAGCTAATGATTCTACACAAGGCATAGAATATAATCTTATATCCAATAATTTTAACACTATTATTAATATATTAACTAATGGAGCGCCCGCTATCCCTGCATTAACATATCCTGATCCTGTTAATGTAGATGTTAATAAGACAAAAGCTAAAAATATTTTACAGGCTAATCGAAGCTTTTTAATGGAAGAAGGTATTGCCTTTATCACAGCTAATATTCCTAGCCTATTTTATGACCAGGTTAAATGTGCAAGAGATGTAGGGCTAATACTTAATGCAGTGTTAGACGATGTTATATTCAACACTAACCATAGAAGTATTACAGCAGGATTAAGCTATTTGAGAAGTTATGCCTCTACTGTTACTCAAAGTCAAAAGTCTAAAACTTTAGCCGGTATTGCTAAAACAAGAGACTTAGCTATAGCTATTATTAATGATAGTACTACACAAAGTGAGCTTACTGCAAGATTTCAAAACGTAATTAATATCATTAATACTGGACTTGCTCCAACTACCACTTTTACTAACCCAGTGAGCGATATTATTTCTGGTGCTAGCAACAGTGCAACTATTTTACAGGCCAATAAAAATTATATTAAAGATGAAATTATTGCTTACATTAATGATAATTATGTTGGATTTGTATATACGCCAGAATTTCAAACAAAATGTGAACGTGATGTAACTTATATTTTAAATGCTGCTGCCTACGATATGGCTCTTAACACTAACTATGGGACTATAACAGCCGGGCTAGCGTATATTAGAGCTAATGCTGATTATGTAAAAGGCGAACAACGTAACCAAACAATAAATGCAATAAAGAAGGCTAGAGACCTTAGTTTAGCATTAATGACTGATAACACTGCCAAGACTATTTTTACAAACAATGTCGATAAAATTATAGATATTTTTCTAAACGGAATAGGATCTGTTGTGCCTATTGTATATAATCACGCAAGTCCTAGCCAATCTAGATTAAATGCTAAGAATCAACTACAATTAAACAAAGAATTTATAAAAGCAGATATAATTGAATATGTTAATGATTATTATCCTTCCTTAACATATAATCAAGTAAAGTGCAGCAGAGATGTTGGTTATATCATTGATGCATTATGTTATGATATATTGTACGGAACCAATACTGCAACTATAGTCGCTGCTGAATCTTACTTTGTAGGAACTTTTAGTCAATTAGGATTAGGTGAAACACCTGCCACTATAGATGCCTATACTCGACTAAAGTTAACGACCTCTCAGGTAGCACAGGGTCTAGTGGTTACCCCTACTCCTGGAGTTATTCTATCGCAAGATTGGACGACTTATAATGGAGCTAATGCGACCCAAGGTACAGAAATAGCTGATTTGGTGCAGATTATAATAGATGTTTTAAATGCCGGCAATGTAAATGGACTTCCTGCTAAGGTTTATCCAGACACAACTTGGTCTACACCGTCACTTCATTATGATAGACAAGCAGTTACAACGGCCATACCTACTATAAAAACACAAGTAAGTCAATTTGTTAGTTATAGTTATAGTGGGTTTACTTACAATACTACAAAATGTGCAAGAGATATTGGTTATATTTTAAACGCGATGACTTATGATTTATTATATGGTGGTAACAGCGAAACATATCTTGCTGCTGAGTCATATTATTACAATGGTAATACGGTAACTCCTAATCAAGAACAGATTCACGCTGAAGTCTTTACTCATATGAGCTCGGTAATTAAAAAAATTATACAAAATATACCAGTGACTAATACTGTTGGCAATATGTCTGCACAAGTATTAGGAGCGTCACCTGGCACACTTGCTTCTGCTAATTATTTAGAAACCTTGCACACATTATTGATTGATTATATTTTAGATGGTAATTCATTAATTACCAAAACATATGTAGATTATACTAAAGGTGTAGATTATTCAACTCAAAATTCATATCGAACAGCCATTCTTGCACAAGAATCTACTATTAAATCAGATGTCATAGCCTATTTAGGACCTGCTGTATATGACGATATTAAATGTAAAAGAGATATAGGTTATGTAATAGATGCAGTATGTTATGATATAATCTATGGCGGAAATAGTCAAACAGCAGATGCAGCAGACGAATATTATAGTGGTGGCACTTTGCAGGTTCCTGCAAGCGAACGACAGGCTACAGCAGATACTTTTACCTATGTAAAAAATATAGCTAAAAGTTGTGTTGTAAACACTGTGGTGACACCTTTACAGAATGTTGTGATTCAAAATACTAGCTTACCAGCTGCTTCAGGAGCAGAAGTTACTAGAGTAGATGATTTGTTTAGTATAGTTGATAACCTAATAGAAAATGCTTATACATCAAGAATAGAAGTTTTCCCTAGTATGAATGGAATTACAGATAATCTTGATGTTACTTTTCATCAATTTAGTTTAATAACAACTAGCGGTCATACGCTGCAATGGATCGGAGCGGGTATTAATGTAAATACAGCATTGCCCTATCAGGGAGGAATTGCTATACAAGAAAATGAAGTGATAGAACTGAATTACGGCAAAGTGAATTTTACTAGTACTGACCAAGAAGGGGATTTTAGGATTGGAGAAGATTTAGTGATTAATCGTAGGCTAGGAACAATTTCTGGACGAGCATTTACAAAAAGCCTATTCGCAGTGGTAACACCTTACATCTTAGCTATTGGAGAATAAATGGCAGCTACCACACTTCCATTAAACAGTTTTAAAACTAGACCTGTAGAATTAACCACAACAGATAGTGTGATATATGCTACTCCAACAGGATTAACTGCTATCATACTTGGAGCTCAGGTAAGCAATGTCGGCGTGCTACCGGCTAGGATTACATTTACCCTACGTAAAAATAACATCGATTATGTTATGTTAAAAGAATTCATTGTGCCTCCTAACGATGCTGCTGAAGCTACAACTGGTAAACTGGTGGTAGAAGAAGGATGTAGTATTAGAGCATTTGCCAGTGCAAATAGTACTTTAAATCTTGTTTTAAGTTTATTGGAGACCAGTAATGAGTAATACTAGATTACTTAGTGGTCGCGCTATTAAACGCACAGGATCGGAACTAAGCACCGACCGTTACGACTATCTAGATTTAGCTAATGCTGAGCCAGACTTAAGTTTACCAAATACAGACGGTTCTATATTAATAAGCACTGCTACAGGCGTTCGTAGTTGGTCAGACTCTATAACTATTAACTCAAGTGGTCAGGTAGTTCTACAATCGTTAACTGTTAATGGACCTTCAGAGTTTGATGATTTATTGGTAAAAGGTAAGTTAACAGTAATAGGAGATATTGTCGGAGGGCCTTTAAGAACAGATGACATAGAAATAGTTGGTAATAGAATACAAACTACACAAAGTAATAGCAATTTTGAAATTAATACAGTAGGTACAGGCAGTATAGAGCTACTTGCAGATACAAATGTTACTGGAACTCTAACTGCTACAGATTTAACTGTGACTAATAATGCTACATTTCAAAATGATGTAGATGTTAACGGTAATCTTAATGTAGATGGAAATATCATACTAGGTGGAAATATTACAATTGGTGATCAACCTATCGATACTGTTAATGTAGTTGCCGACTTTACTAGTAATCTTGTTCCTGACACTGATAATACTTACGACTTAGGCGAAACTCTTCAACGTTGGAGATTTCTATATGGTAATAATATTGATATTGACGGCCATGCAGAATTAAACACACTAAATGTTAATGGAGCAAGTAATTTTGAAGGTAATGTAACCGCAAATAAAGTAACAGTTAATGACTTAACTGTAAGCGAGTTAAAAACTGATGATATTAAGATAGCCGGAAACCGAATTCAAACTACACAGAGTAATAGCAATTTTGAAATAGATACAGCAGGATCAGGAACAATTGATTTATTATCCCCAACTAATATAAAAGATCAACTTACAGTAGATAATAATGCCAGATTCAAGCAAGATGTAGATATTGATGGCAATCTTAATGTAGATGGAAATATCATATTGGGTGGAAATATTACAATTGGTGATCAAACTTTAGATACAGTAAATGTTATAGCTGACTTTACAAGTAATTTAATTCCTAAAACAGATAATACCTACGATATAGGTTCGTATGCACAGAGCTGGAAAAATGTTTATGCAAATAATGTAACTGTAAAAGATCAAGCCAATTTAAAAGATCTCACTGTAACAGGCACAACTACCCTTAATAATTTATCTGTTGCAACAACAATTTCTGCTAATAAATTTAGTAGTGATGATATACAAATATCCGGCAATAGGATTGAAACTACACAGAGTAATAGCAATTTCGAGATTCACACCAGTGGTGTTGGCACTGTTAATGTAAACGCTGACACCATAATTACAGGAACAACAAGCACTCCGATAGTTAAAACTAATCAAATAGAAACATTATCAAATAATTATATAACAATTAATTCAAATAGTTCACTAAGATTACCAACCGGTGACATTACGCAAAGACCTTTAGATGGTGTTGCAGGCCAGATTAGATTTAATAGTTTACTAAATCAATTTGAAGGATATAACGGAACAGACTGGTATAGTTTACAAGGAACATACGGGGCTTTGGCTTTTAGCTTAAACGGGGATGACAGTGTTCCAACCTATATAACTTTTGGTGGTAATTTACAGATATTAGGTAAAGGTGGAACTAATACTTATGTAGATAACTCTGGCAATTTTAATATTGAAAGCAGAATAGTTGAAGTTCGTAATTCTGCAAATACTGTAATCACTCCTAATTTAGCCAGTATCAAGTTTACAGGACCTGGAGTGACTGTTAGCGGAGTTGGTGATAATGTTACAGTAGACATAAATGTATCTAATCTATACAATCTTGGTGCTAATATTGACGGTGGATCAGTAGAAAGCATCTACCTATTCACACAAAACTTAGATGGAGGCGTACCATATGCAAATTACGCACAAACTGGACAACTAGATGCAGGAGGAGTTGTATAATGGCAATTCAAATTCAATTAAGAAGAGGTCCTGCTAGTTTATGGACCTCACAAAATCCCATACTTGCTGAAGGGGAAATAGCAGTTGATACAACTAGCTACAGGTTTAAAGTAGGAGACGGTGTTAGACCTTGGAACCTACTGCCTTTTACAGATCAGGGCACTTTAGCTAATTTGTTCGATGTACAAATTAGCACAAGTCCAGTAGATGGGTCAGTAATGGTTTACCAAACTAGCATAAATAAGTGGGTAGATACTATTGATCTTAATAAGCAGGTCATGGACGGCGGATACTTTTAAAAAAATCGGAGCGATTTAGATGGCATCAATATTAAAAATTAAAAGAAGCTTGAATGCGAATGCACCAGGATCATTAAACACTGGTGAATTAGCTGTTACTTTTGGCTCGGGAGCGCAAAACAACAGTGGAGATCGTGTTTTCGTTGGTGGCCTGGGAGCGGGCAATGATATCAACGGTGCTTCAGGTGCTCCTATTGTAATAGGCGGAAAATACTTTACGGATATGATGGATCATGTCCACGGAACCCTTACAGCAAGCAGTGCTCTAATTGCAGATGCCAATAGTAAACTAGATAATCTTAAAGTTGATAATTTAGACTTAAATGGTAATACAATTAGTAGTACAGACAGTAACGGTAATATTATCCTCGATCCAAACGGAACGGGAGATGTTGTAGTTAGTGCAGGAGCTGAATTACAGGTTACAGATTTAACAGCAGGTAGAGTATTATTTGCTGGCGCCAGTGGTGCAATTAAAGATAATTCTAATTTTACATTTGATACTAGTACAGGTGCAACTGTTATATCAGGAAGTTTAGCAATTGATAATATTAAGTTAGATGGTAATGTTATCAGCACTACAGATACTAATGGTAATTTAGATCTTAACCCAAATGGAACTGGACAGGTGAAAATCGCTAACACTTGGTATCTGCCAAGAAGTGGTGGAACTGCTAATCAGGTTTTAACCAGTGACGGTGCTGGAAATGCTACCTGGGGAAGTCCAGTAACAACTTTAAACATAAGTGGTGATAGCGGAACAAATACTACTATCGATTTATTAACAGAAACCTTAGACCTTGAAGGTGTAGGAGCTATTAGCACAACTAGTGTGCCTGCAAGTAATAAAATAACATTTAGTATCGCAGATGCTACAACTACAACAAAAGGTGCTGCAAGCTTTGCCACAGCAAATTTCACTGTAAGCAGTGGTGCAGTTAGTGCAAAAAGTATTACACTAGGATCTAGCACTTTAGACTTAGGTAGCACTACCACTGCTATTGCAGGATTGACACAATTAACAATAGACAATCTAGATTTGAACGGTAACACAATTAGTTCAACAGATGTCAATGGCGACATAAACATTACACCAAACGGAACTGGTAATGTTAATATTGCTACAGATACAATAGTTGCAGGTGATAGCAATACTGACTTTCTATTTACAACTAATGGTACAGGTGATTTAACACTTAATACCAATAGCGGAACTAACAGTGGTTTTATTAAAATCAATGAAGGTCTTAATGGAAACATAGAAATTAGCCCGAATGGAACTGGGCAGGTTTTAATTGGAGGACAAAACTGGACAGCTTATAACGGTGATACTTGGTATGTAAGTGCTGACAGCGGTAGTAATAGTAACGATGGTCGTAGGTTAAACACTGCATTTTTAACAATTGCTTATGCCTTATCACAGGCAGCAGCAGGTGATACAATTCAAGTTTTACCAGGAACTTATCAAGAAGTATTTCCTTTGACTGTACCGGCTGGTGTTACAGTTCGTGGTGCTGGTGTTCGTGCAACAAAAATTACTCCTACTGCATTAACTAATACAAATGACTGTTTCTTACTAAACGGTGAAACCACTATTGAAGATTTAACAATTGCTGATATGCGTTTTAACAGTGGAGCTAATACTGGATATGCGTTTCGATATAATACAGCGGCAATGGTTAGTATTACAAGTAGAAGCCCATACATTAGAAATATCACAGTATTCAACAAAGGATCAGGAGCCAACAGCAACGATCCTTATGGGTTTTTAAGTAATAATGCTGGACGTGGTGCGTATGTAGACGGTAGTCGTGTTACCCGTGCTAGCTTAGAGGCTGCGATGTTATTTAATGAGTGTACATTTATTGTTCCTAATAGCCGCGGCTTAATTATGACTAATGGTGCAAGAGTAGAATGGTTGAACTGTTTCACATATTTTGCTGATTTAGCTATTGAGGGTGTAGTAGGAGCAACAGGGCGTGGAGGAGATGGAAAAACTCGTATTACGTTTGGAACAGTAACCGGTGCCTTCCAAGCTGGTGATACAATCACTGTTGATTATGTAGATAGCACTGATGTTACATTTGTTGTTGAAAGTGTAGAAAATAGTGGAACAACAGTTGTTGTTGATGGTAGCCTTAACACTTTAGAAGGTAAAGATTTTACTCCTCCTGGTGGTATTAGTGGAAGTGTTTCAGGAGCTACTGCAACACGAATTGTAAGATACGATCGTGGAGAATTTGCTGCTGAAATGCGCAGTATCAGTAGTGCAAACGTATATGGTAATCAAGGGGTAAAAGCTGATGGAGACGATGTATATATTCATTTGATGGCACATAATTTTGCCTACATCGGAACTGGTGCAGATTTAACTAATAATAAATCCTCTGTAGTTCAAGCCGACGAAGTTATTGAAGTAAATCAGGGTCGTGTTTACTACAACAGTGTAGACCAAAGTGGTAATTTTAGAATTGGTGATTATTTTAGCGTAGATTTCGCTACAGGTAATGTAACTTTTAACGCCCCAGAATTTAACGTAAACAATACAACAGGATTTACATTTACAAGTGGAGCCAATGTTACTTCAATTAGCGGCAATGGAGTAGTTGCTAATAATATTACAATTAGTGGAAATACAATAAGCAGCACCTCAGGCAATATCTACATAGATCCTACAGGTAATCAAGATGTCATCGTTGACGCAGATACGTTCATCAATGGAATCTTAACCATTAATAATGAATATGCATTTCCCACAGTTGACGGAACAAATGGACAGGTATTGACTACAAATGGAAATGGACAATTAAGTTTTCAAACAATAAGCACTTCACTTAATATTGCAGGTGATACAGGAACAGATGCTGTTTCGTTATTAAATGATACACTAACATTTAGTGGTGGTGAAGGAATGGATGTTGCTGTAACAAATAATACAGTGACAATAAGTGGAGAAGATGCAGCTAGTAATAATAAAGGTATAGCTAGCTTCAGCCCAACCTATTTTACAGTGACTAATGGTGATGTTGCTATTAATGATGCTACAACAACTACAAAAGGTATTGCTAGCTTTAATACAAGCGGATTTGATGTTACTACAGGTGCAGTGGGATTAAAAGTTAATGTAGTTCAAGGAATAACAACTGATACAGGTGGTATGACTATAACCGGCAACGCTGTATCCATCCTTGGTGGCGAAGGTATGGATGTAACACACGCTGGAACAGTTATAACAGTAGCAGGTGAAGATGCAACTAGTGGTAACAAAGGTATAGCTAGCTTCAGCGCAACCTATTTTACAGTGTCTAGTGGTGATGTTGCTATTAATGATGCTACAACAACTACAAAAGGTATTGCTAGCTTTGACACTAATAACTTTACTGTTGCCACTGGAGCAGTTAGTGCAAAAAGTATTACATTAGGAACTACACAATTAGATTTGGGTAGCACTGATTTAACATTAGCTGGTTTACAACAGCTTGATGTTGATAACATTCGAGTAGATGGTAATGAAATTAGTAGCACTGATGCAAATGGAAATATCAGCCTAAATCCAAATGGCACTGGTACCGTTGATGTTAATAGTGCTAGAATTACAAGCTTAGGCACACCGACACAAGGAACAGATGCAGCTACGAAAGACTATGTTGACGCAGCTCGTAGCGGATTAGATGTAAAGCAAAGTGTAAGAGCAGCAACTACAGGTCCAATAACTCGTAGTAATACACAAACTATTGATGGTGTCGCTTTAGTAGTTGGAGATCGTGTGCTTGTCAAGGATCAAGCCACTGCTAGTGAAAATGGTGTTTATGTAGTTGCCAACGGTGCCTGGACAAGAGCCACTGACTTTGATGAACCTTATGAAGTAACAGCTGGTGTGTTCTTTTTTATAGAAGAAGGAACTGTTAATGCAGATAATGGATTTGTTATAACAAGTAATAATCCTTTAGTGGTAGGCACTGATCCGCTAACTTTCTCGCAATTTAGTGGAGCAGGACAGATTACCGCAGGTGATGCTTTAACAAAGACAGGAAATAGATTAGATGTTGTTGTATCTGCAACTGGTGGTATCGAAATTAGCGCTGACGCTTTACAATTGCAGAGCACTGTAGCAGGAAATGGCTTAACATATTCTTCTGGAGTTATAGCAGTTGGCGGCACCACAGATAGGATTACTGTCAGCGCCGATGCTGTAGATATTGCCAGTACTTATGTTGGACAAAATTCAATAACAACCTTAGGTACGATATCTACCGGTACTTGGCAAGGTACAACTGTTGCAGCAGGCTATGGTGGCACAGGATTCTCAACATACACTAGCGGTGATTTACTTTATGGCAATGTTGGTGGAACACTAAGTAAACTAACAATGGGTGCAGCAGGAAAATTCCTACAAGTAAATAGTGCTGGTAATGCCTTAGAATATGGTGACTTTGACGGCGGAACATTTTAATCGGTAAATGGCTAATCTACTCAAACTAAAGCGAACAGCAGTACCTGGCAGGTCGCCGCAAAACAGCGACCTAGTTCTTGGTGAATTAGCTGTAAACACTTACGATGGTAAAATATTTTTTAAAACTGATCAGTCAGGTGTTGAGTCTGTAATAGCCTTAAGTAGAGATTATAATGACCTAATTAATAAACCCTCTGATACTCTTTTTAATATAACAGGGGATGATTCAACCCAACGTACAATTAATAGAGGAGAAACATTTAAAGTTTCGGGAACCAATGGTATTAGTGTAACTACTGATCCAGAAGGTAACCTAACAGTTAGTCTAAATAGTTTAGCTGCCAACCCTCTAGTTTTTACTACCAGCGGAAATTATAGAACTCTTACCGGGTATCAAGAATCAGGGTCAACCTATAGTGTAAGAACAGCCATGTTCGATAATAATCTTTTAAGATTAGAATTAGCTACTTTTACTCCTATATTATCTAGCACCCCAACTCCGGGTTCTAGTATTAGTTGGGACGTGGCCTGCACAGGATTTAATGTAAGTGTAGATAATCCTACAGATTTTACGACACAATATATTAATGGAGTAAGTAGCATTGTTGTTCAGACTGGTATTGCAACTGCTTTAGTTTTGTTTACCGCAGGGGCTAAGAGTGCTACTCCAGCTGGTGGAATAGACTGGACTCAGTCATTTACCACCAATGCAGGTTCCTACATAAGACCTAATGTAAGTTCTGGGATATCAGGAGGAACTGCACAAATACAGGTTAGATATAATTTTTGGGATGGTGCAAACACAACCCTATTTGGAAATGTTACTACATTTACAGTAAACTGGGCTACACCAACTACAAGTATAGTTTTTGCAGATTTGTCAGGGAATACTTTTTTAGACCCTTATGAAATCGTGCCTTATACAGTAACAACTACAGGGTTGAATAATAGCGCCAATGCCAGTCACGCTGTGACTGCATCTGGTGGAACTCTAAGCAGTGCCACTGGATCAGGGAATTTTACTTGTACAGCTCCTATTCATAAAGATAATACTGCATCTGCTCGTAGCGTATCTGTTACTACAACATTTACAAGACCTAGTGCAGTTACAGGTATAAGTTATACAGCTAATGCTTCCTCTAGCGATAGTACAATTAGTGTAGATTTCACCTATCCTAGTTTTTGGATATTTACAGGAAGCGTAGTAAGTCCACCCACAAGAGCTGATATAGTATTTGGTTATGGGTTTGAAGCAGCGGTAACGGTATTAGCTAACCAAACAAAAGTATTTTCAAGCCTTGTAAATAATCCAACTGTGAATCCAAGAGTGTTTTGGTTTGGTATAAGAGCAAGTGCAAGCCAACCTACATCTTTTAGAACAGGTAGCAGTCAAAGTCTGTTGAGTGATGTAAGCTATTCCACAGGAAGTGTAAGCTTAAATCCTGACGTTAATCCGGCTGGTTATAATTCTGAAAATTATCAATTATACGGAATTATTCTGCAACCTGGTGATACCTATGTGAGTATAAGCTGATGCCTTCAGATTATAGTGGTTTAACGAGAAATTTATGGCCTGGTACATTTAGTCCCACTGCCAATCATCCCATTGTATTAGATACGGAACTAAGAGGGTCTCTAAGAACTGTGTCAGGAGCAGTAGGAGACCGATTAACAGATATTACAGGACAACGATTAGAAGAAGGAATGTTAGTTTATCTTAAAGCTGGTTATACTGCCGGTGCTACTGTTAGAGTAGGCGGAACATACTACAAATATAGTTTGCAATTAGGAGAGTCAAGAAATGTAACCACAGGGTCTATGCCTAATGCAGAAGCTAATTGGAGTTTAAATAGCCTTTCTGGTAGTATTACAGTAAGCAAAACTAATCAAAGCAATATACATTCAGGCACAGTGTCTAATGTTAATACTTTACGATTTGATGAAGACTCCGGCTTAGATGTAGTTGACCTTGGAAATGGCGAGGTAAGGATACAATTAAATAGTACCTTCAAAACTTGGAAGGTTTCTGGAGAAAGTGACCTAGTTGCTAGCGGTTTAGATACTGTTGAATTTGTTGCGGGGCCAGGTATTACTATTAATACAGATCCATTTGGTAGCCCTGATAAACAATTAATCTTTGGCACTGTAGATAAACACGTTATTTTATGGCAGGATGGAGAACTTAAACCTAAAACAGGAACGGTAAGATGGCACGCACCGGATATAATCTATGTGAATAAAGTTATAGCTAGATTGTCTACTGCTGCTGATCAAAATGTTTTAATTAGGTATCTTAAAAACGGAACTCAAATTGATACTATTACAGTTCCAGCAGGAGTTTTAAAAGCAGAAAAAGCTGCAAATTCTACACTAATTACAGATGATTACTTGACTGTTGATGTTGTTAATGTAGGAACGCCTGCTGCTCCTGGATATGGATTAAGTGTTGAATTTAAGTATAATTTCGTTACAGGAGGCCCACAGCCTACTCTATCTAATCATAGCTTATCTATAGAAGAAATTACAACAACATCAATTAGTACAACCACTCCAACTGTTGTAGATTATTTCAGCAAGTCAATGTATAGAACAGGAAAATATGTAGTTAATATTGTTCAAGGAACTGCGGCCATGAGTGCTGAAATATTATTAACACACAATTTAACGATTTCTACTATTACTGAGTTTGGCGTGTTAGAAACATCAGGCACCCTTGCTTCGTTCTCTACTGCGATAGTTGCAGATCAGGTAAGGCTTATTGTTACAATGGTAAGCTCTGCTGCTGCTACTATAAGCATCAGTAGAAGGATGCTCTAATACTAAATATATTAAACTAACAAGGATGAATTATGGCAATTGTATTCACTAATTCAGGAGAAGCAATAGCACTGCGAAATATTGTAAATCAGACAGCACCTCAAAATTTGGTTCTTAAGCTTTATGCAAACAATATTACTCCGCAAAAAACAGACGTAACAGCAGACTATACTGAATGTAGTGGTTACGGATATTCGGCAGTTACGCTAACTCCTAACAACTTTACCTTTACTCCTGGAGATCCAAGTACAGCAGCTTACCCACAAATCACATTCACCTTTACCGGTGCAATAGGATTAATTTACGGTTATTACGTTGTTCAGGCTAGTTCAAACTCATTAATTTTTGCGAATAGGTTTAATAATGCTCCAATTAATGTACTGAACAATGGGGACGAAATCCGTATAACTCTTACACTTTCATTGAATAATCCATAATGGGACAATTTCATGACAGAATAAAAGAGACCAGTACAACAACTGGAACTGGATCTTATAACTTAGGTGGCGCATCTAGCGGATTTAAAACATTTGCCTCTGTCCTAACCGACCAACAAGAATTTGATTATGGTGTCACTGCGGTAGGAAGCCCAAATTGGGAAAATGGGCTAGGTAGGTACAATTCTTCGACTAATACTATAACAAGAGTTACTATACATAGCAGCAGTAACGGCGGATCACCAGTAAGTTGGGGCAACGAAGTTAAGGCAATTTATATGACCGTTAATGCACCTACATTTAGAGCATTCCAAGACGACGCGGTAACCTACGCACTATTGTTTGGATAAAGTAAATGCTGATAGGCATAGACGCAATTGGTTATTTGCCTATAGGTGTTGATGGACCTATATTAACACTACAGTATGCCGAGTCAAACAACGGAGTTTTAACTTTAAGTGCCACTGGTCCTCATGTTTATAGTCCTATCTATCAGAATTGGACAGCAGTTGAGGACAACTATAACTTTAGCATTGATTGGCTATCCAGTGAAAGTGTAGTTTATAACCTAGTAGAAACTACAGGCAATGTTACAATAAGCAGTATAGATGCTCAAAGTTCTACATTAACTAGTGTTGAAGGTGTAGGATTTACCCTTAATGCAACACAAATCTATAATATTAGCCTAGTTAGTAACCTAGCTGGTGAACTCATATTTAATTCGTCAACAAGTATGTTCCCTGTTGTTGGGGAACTTGCAACTGGTGTTCTAGAAATTGGGGCTACTTCTTTTGTAGCTCCTTATTTAACAGCATTACAAAGTACAGTTGACACACAGACTGGGGTGTTATATATTTCTGGAGAAACTTCTGTTACACTTGCCCTGAATACAGGCGGCGCTTTAACTGAAATTCCTCAAATCTGGATTGGATGATGCTTAAAAGGTTGGATGTTCAAACCTTAAGTCATCCTGTCTGTTATAAACCCATTAATTATTTTACTGCTAATGATTTTCTGTATTATGATAAAGATGGGTTTGAATTGAATCGAGCAGAACAACTATTCTACCATAAGATGGATTACCCCCTTAATAATTGTCTTAACCATGTGTGTTTTCAACAAAATTGGTTTATATCAGAGATAAAAGATATAATCATAGATCACTGTCTTATTCTCCATAGATGCAGGTATGAAGACCAGGCTTTAGAGCAACTTAATAATCTATCTAAAACTATCCCGCAAGCATCTCTTCTAGCTAATACTAAAGCTAAATGGGGATTTGATTTTGCCCTAGACAGTGTAGATGCAGAAGGCAATATATTTGAGGTGTTACACGTAGAATACGACGACTATAACTATTTTAAATTCAATGAGAAAATGATTAGTTTTGATTTTAAAATTAGACACACTGATTGGATTGATGCTGCTAATAAGATTCTACAGCATAAAGAAGAGTGGATAAACTTAAAAGGTTTTGACCAAAATCATTGGAAGGCCAAGTTCTTAATAGGCTGGAGCAAGTCTGAATATACAGAAAAGTCAAATTAAAAGGGCTCCGAAGAGCCCTTATCGTAACGTATTAAGTATTAACTACTATGTAGTGATTATCTTCTACCGCCTGCTGCGTTAACAAATGCATACATTTTTTCAGCAGTTTCAAGAACTTTGTCAAGTCCTGGGAACTCAGGCATACCAACTGATGTAACGATCTGACCAGTCTTGTCATCACGCTTGGCGCTCATTTCCCAACCCTGATATTTATAGGTGTATTCTTGGGCTACTAGGTCTTTAGCTAGGTGTAGAATATCTGTGCGGATTTCATATCCATTCTTGTTAAATTTTACTTCAGGTAATTTCATTTCTGGTAAATTAGACATTATATTCTCCTTATGTGTGTATGTCTTATGTTAGGTGTTTTGAGCAGCACGACTTTGTGCAGACCAGGCATCCCAACCTGCCTTGAACCAATCAATACTAAAAGGATTGACTAATTTTTCTACTTTTGTATGGAGTATTTCTCTGCCACAGGTTGAAATAATATTACTTGTGGCTTCTACAGCACTGTGCAAAAATTTAGTCTGTGCATCAATGTAGATAATCATATCTGCTTTAATATCTTGATGACGAACATATTTTTCTACAAATTGCCTCTTGGCATTTTGCACACTGTCGATAAAGAGTAAAGGTTGATTAAACATAATTGTCTCCGTGTCTGTTAATTATATAGTGTTTATTTATTTGTGTCTATAGATTTAGGCTTAAAACAAGAACGTGTGAAATCCCATTCCTCACCTAATTCCGGTTTATGACTTAACTTGTCATCAATAGCCGCTATTAAAAATAATGCAGTTAATATTAAAAATGATATTGTCATATTATTTGTTCATTAGTTTAACGGCGCTTTGCCAGCGTCCGCGACGAGTAAGATGACTTGCTAAAAGCCCTTGGCACCATATTTCATATATACATTTTAATAGTTTCATTGCCAAGTTCCTTTATGTGTACTGAGGTATCTACGAGCACGGGCTTGTCCACTCTGCTCTAATGCTAGATAAATTGAACGTGCGATTGATGTTAAAAAAGTAATCATTTGTAATGTTCCTTGTGAGAATTGTAAGTAAACTCTTTGATGTAGTTGTCAAGAGTAGCAGCATCGGTAATGCTTTTAGTTCTAAGATATGTTTCCAAACGACTTTGGTAACCGTCTTTAGGAAACATTTCTGCTAGTCGCCCAAGGATATTGAGCATAATCTGGCTTAATGTCATTTGAATTTTTCCCTATATATGTGTATAATTGTATTTATGTGGCAGTGCAGCAAGTAATATTATATTATTTCCAAACAGAATTTAGTTAAATATACTAAAGGATTGAGAGTATTATGCGTAAGAGCACCAGATCAATTTTAACTGAACTTACTGATTTAGGCATTAGTCGTGATAAAGATCGTGTAATCGAAAGTCGTGGCAGCAACCTTATTGAAAGTGCTATTAACCTTATTGGCTTAATCCGTGAGCATTATGATTTAGAAACCGCAGCAGAAATTGAACGTAGATTTATCAATGCTATAAGAACACAAGAGCCTGCAAAATTTAAGCGTGGAATGAAGAAAATACAGGAAAGTAAAAATGATTAATGAAGCAACAGGCCACGCTATATTTGCTGACACTCAGCCCATAGACCCACGCTATGTTAATCCTGTTCGTAAAATTATCAATAAAGAATTAGCAGAAATTGGCTTGGCCGCAGTTCCAGTAGGTAGTAGTTGGAAGGAAGAGCCTGATGAGCGTAGTCCAGAAGAATGGAGTGGCGATGTAGATACAATGGTTGATTTAGATAATATAATTCAAGTATTTCAGTCAGAGCCAGATCTAAGTCGTAATAAAAAAGATACAGTAGAGGCAGCAGGTCGTCGTGCTCTGCGTGACTACTTCGATAAAAAGGGTTATGAAACAGCACAGGCTGGTGTAAATGTTTTTGTTCGTGTTCCTTATCAAGATGGATACTATCAAGTTGATCTAGAATGTATCCGTAAAGTACCCAAGGTTAGTCGTTACCATCAACACAATATACCTAAAGGAAGCCCTTATAAAGGAGTTAGCAAGCAACTAATGCTGGCAACATTAGCAAAGCAAAAAGGTTATGTCTACAGTGCTTGGGAAGGTTTATTCGTAAGAACTAGCGATAACAAAAAAGGTGAACTTGTTGCCGATGAATGGGACGAAATAGCAGAAAGGCTAGTGGGAGTAAAAGATGGTAATGCTATAGATAGTGTAGAAGCTATTATGCAAACACTACCCCCTGACCAAGGCAGAGCATTGTTAGCAATTGTTAAACAAGATAAGAATTGGGTAGAACGCCCGCAGCCTGCTAGAGTAGGAACTAATGAATGGTTCCGTCGTATGTTGGATATACTATGAGAGCCAAAGAATTTATATTTGAAAATACAGTGAAAAAATTAGGTCGTGCCTTCAATCACCTTGAAGATCTTGTATTCTTTTATGGTAGTCAAGGAACTATAGAAGCCCTTGAACATATTAGGGAGATGATGAGCGAAGAAGGTGGACAAAGTATACGAATGAAATGGGATGGTAATCCGCAAATATATTGGGGTAGAGATGTTGAAGGAGGTCCATTAATATTAGCAGGACATAATGGATGGAGTAGAGGTGCTAAAACTAACAACCCTCGTGACCTAGCAAAGTTTATTGCCTATGGTAGTGGAGATCCTAAAACTGATCAGGAACGACAGGCTCGTATAGCTTTTGCAAAACAATTTGCAGGCTTATATGATATATTTGATCAAGCGACTCCTACAGACTTTGTAGGATATGTTTATGGTGATGCATTATTCTTAAGTAAGCCTCAAATCGATGCTGAAGGTAATTATACATTTTGCCCCAATCCTAAAAGCCAAACCTGTTATCACGTTAATCCTAGTAGCCCATTAGGTCAACAAATTGCCAATGCACAGGTTATGGTGGTAGGACATGCTTACTTCCCAGAATTTGGAATGGATGATAGTGATCAACAACCCTTAGATGATTTTTCACAATTTAATCAAAATCCTATGTTAATTGTTCAAGGCCCAGTATATGTTAGTAATCCTACTAGCTTAGACACAAGTAAAATACTAGATGTTGAACAAGATTTATCTAGTAATGCTAGATTAATTGATGGATTTTTACAAGAAACTCCGGGATTAGGAGACCTTAAAAATATACTTTACACTTATGTAAATCAAACTGCTAAAGCAAAGCAATTAAACAACTTAGGAACACAAAGTTTCCTAAGCTGGCTTAAGAGTAGTAAAGTAAGCACTCCTAAGCAAGGCAAAATAGAGCAAAAGTTATCACAAAATCAAGGTGCCTTAGATGCCATTTTTAATCTTGTATCTAAAATAATGACTTTAAAAGATCAAATCATAGACCAGGTAGAACACCAACGTGGGGAAATATGGGCTACTAATGGCGAAGGATATGTTCGATATGGACAAGATAAAAAGTTTGGAAATGTAAAATTAGTTCCTAGAAAACGTTGGACTCCGAAGTGATTTAATTCTTTGAATTTTAGCCATATTCGGGTATTTTTCCTCTACTTTGGTAAATAATAATACAAAGGCCTATTGAGAGTAGGTCAAGCCAACGAGGAGAAACATTATGGCAACATTTACAAGAGTTAATGGTATTAGCGGTCAACGTAATACATTTGCTAGTACATTACAATTAAAAGTATTCAAAATTGTTCCAGGCACAGCATTTGCTGATGGTGTTGACGGAACAGGCGAACTAACAGCTCGTGAAATCGGTACAACTGGTGCAATTATCAATGTTAAGAGTGATGGTACAAGTATGGTAGTAGTCGGTGATGGTCACGCACTAGACATCAACACAATTGCTCGCCGTGTAGATATGGTTTTAGGTGGAGCTGGCGTAATGACTGGTTCTGGAACAACTGCGTTAGTAACAGTTACAGAGCTAACAAGCTTTTATAGCATTAGCTAATTTAGCTTATACATTAAGGCCTAGTTTACCTAGGCCTTTTTTTATGGCTGTTAAATACTACCAATGATTTACAGCCTTTATACACTAGTTGATATTACTGAAACTCGAACTTATCGTAGTAGGAGCGATTTAGAACGTTTACAGCAACAAAATTTTGATACAGTAATCAGTGTAATTAGCCTTAGTGGAAATGTTTACTATGACGATCCACCTAAAAAAGTATTAGCAGGAATTTTTGGAATGGACAATGATCAATGCTGGTACTTCGAATGGCGTATGGAATTAGAAGGATTATTTGAAAAAAACAATGATCCTATCCATAAACTAAAACAAAGCTTCGAGTTTGTGCCATACATACCCAACTTAACAGAATCTGTTAGGTTTGAACGCCCAATTTTTGTGCTGGGCCGCAATATAATTTTTGATTACAGATAATAAATATAACAATAGGCTATATAAGGCATTGATTAGGCTACTTATTTTTATGGAGCGAAAATGCCTTCTATTGATGAACGTATGGGTGTTGTTGAAACTAAAGTTCAACATATCACTGAAAAAGTTGATGATTTAAAAAATGATGTAAAAGATTTGCACGACTGCCTCGATAGAACCCGAGATCTTCTAGATAAAAAACTAGATGATATGCTTGATGAATATAGGTTAAATCGTGATCGTTATTATCAAGTACTAGAAGATAATAAACACGAAGCAGCAGAAGCACACAAGGAGCTCAAGACTGCTATATCAGCCAATCATTCTAAACTGGAAGCATTAGAAAAATTTAAAACAAAAGGCACTTATGTGGCTGTAGGTGTAGCAGCATTTTTAGCCGGCACAGGATATCTTACACACGGTGAGGTGGCGAAGATAATTAAGTTAATAGCCGGATAATTATGAATGTTTCTAAACGAATTTCAAGAAGGTATAGTAGATCAAGCAGTTCAATTTCATGACAAATTGAACCCACATCTCTTTGATGGTAACAAATTAAACGATTCTGTTAGATATAAATTACTATTAATAGCACAGAACTTTGTTAAATTTATAGGAATACCGAATCTTAATTTACGGGACGTGACAATAAGTGGCAGTAATGCTGCCTATACTTACACAGAGCATAGCGACTTAGACTTACATCTTATTGTGGATGTGCCAAGTGCAGCAGAATTTCATCTAAAACAATTATTTGACGCAAAGAAGAATCAATACAACTTTAATCATGATATAAGGATTAAAGGAATAGATGTTGAACTATACGTACAGAACAGTAAAGAAAAACATAT